CTTAACAGGGCAGAAGACAGACGGTTCGCGCTTGAGGCAATCCGATATGTGGATGAAGTAGTAGTATTTGGCTCTCCCGAAGGATTGGCGGCTGCTATTAAGAAGGTTTCCCCGGATATTATGGTTATCGGTTCTGATTGGAAAGGCAAAAAAATAGTTGGAGAGCAACACACAAAGGAAGTTCGATTCTTCGATAGAATTGGACAGTATTCCACAACTAGCATTATAGAAGGTACAAGATGAAGCTAGTAGTGATTACAGGGTGTTTGGGACTTATTGGATCTTATGTGACGCGCCAATGTTTATCTAAAGGCTGGAAAGTGTATGGGATCGATAGTTGTACCTATGCAGCCAATATGCAATTTTTAGAATCATTTATAAAGAGCCCCAACTTCACATTTATCAGAGAAGACATCGCAAAAATATCATTTCTGCCAGACTGCGATTATGTAATTAATCTCGCAGCAGAATCGCATGTAGGCAATAGCATTATTGATAGTGCCGATTTCATCACCTCTAATGTAATGGGAGTAAAGAACCTTTTAGATTTAATACGACAAAAACCAGCAAATGTGAGCGACCAGCCTGTGTTTTTTCATTTTAGCACTGACGAGGTATACGGCGATATTACTACTGGTGCTCACGTCGAGACAGACATTTTAAAGCCTAGTAATCCATATTCTGCATCAAAGGCCGCAGCCGATATGTTAGTGACGGCATGGGCCAGAACTTATAATCTTAAATATGTAATTTTACGGCCAACAAATAATTATGGTATAGGCCAATACCCAGAAAAACTAATTCCACTTACTGTTAAGCTTTTAATGAGAGGCAAAAAAATTAGACTTCACAACGAAGGTAAACCCATTAGAAACTGGCTTCATGCTGACGATACAGCGACCGCCGTAATTGCTCTTATTGAATCTGGCTCTATAAATGAAATATTTAATGTAGCCGGTACTTCTGAAAGACAAAATATCGAGACAGTAAGTAAAATTTTAGAATGCTATTTCAAAGAAAAAAGAGATTGGACAGAATTTCTGAATTTGACATGCATTCGCGAAGGGCAGGATATAAGATATGCCCTTAATGATGACAAACTTCGTTCTTTAGGTTGGAAACCTGAAAGAAAATTTAATGACGAAATAAAAGAAATAGTTGAATATTATAAACAAAATTTTAAATGGTAATTTTAAAAGGAGAACAAAATGCAATTATCAAATCAAGCACTTGGAGCCATCATGATGGCCTTACAAGAATCGCTAATGAACCAAACGGATATCGTTCCGGTCCTGCAGGGATTCGAACTCGACGTAACTGAAGATGGTTTAATAGTTAAAAACCCACCCACTGTAAGAGTTTCGCATTCCGAAACAACTACTGAAACAACCGAATAACACAAATGCCACGCTATAAATATCAATGTAGCGAATGTGCACATGTTGTGCTAGTATTTCACGGAATAGATGACGTATTCACAGATCATACATGTATTATTTGTGAATCACAAGATACTTTAAAAAAGATTCTCACTCGTCCTACAATCGTTCAAAATACCACCACCACCACAGAACAAGAAGTGGGGGAGATCACGAAAGAGCACATTGAGGCTAATCGTGAAATATTAGAACAACAAAAAAAAGAAGCAAAGGAAGAAACTTATGAACCGTCTTGAAATTATATTATCGGCAATATTGACACTATCAGTAATCTTAAATATAGGATTATTAGCATACGCCCGAGGAGCCCTCGTTAGAATTGTATCAGTTTCAGAAGAATTGGGAGATCTACAAAGAATGGTAGATTCATTTGCCCATCATCTTAAAGCTGTTTATGAATTAGATTCATTTTATGGTGATGAAACCCTTCGAAGGCTCCTGGAGCACGCGATTTCATTTAATGAACAAATGGATACGTTTGATTATATTATATCTCTAACAGAGAATCCCCCCGAAGAGGAAATAGAAGAAGCAACAAATGACACAAATGACGAAGAAACAGAAGAAGAGAGCTAGACGCAAAAATTATTATTTTACTTTAGATCACGAAGAAGCAATATTACGATATGTGCGCACTACTTGTCAGCGTGAGCGCACAGAATTATATGTAGAATATATCCAACCAGCTTTTAATGAGATGGTTGATAAGATTGTTTTTACCTATAAGTTTACTAATTTGCCTAATTGCGATTCTTTAAGAGAGGAATGTAAGATTTGGTTAATGACAATTCTTGACAAATATGATCCAAATAAAGGCTCTAAGGCCTTTTCTTATTTTTCTGTGATCACAAAAAACTGGTTTATTCATAAAGTTAAACGACAGCAAAAACGTAACAAGCGCGAGGTTGATTACGATAATATTTCAAAAGCATATGAAGAAGAATTTCTATCTACTAGCGAATCCTATATAACAAATCGAGAAGAAGAGGAATTTTGGAAATTATTTTATAAAGAACTCCAATCATGGGATGTCGCTCAAATGAAAGAAAATGATTTAAAAGTCTATAAAGCAATTAATATCCTTTTCGAATCAAAAGAAGACATTGATATTTTTAATAAAAAAGCTATTTATTTATACTTAAGAGAGATTACAGGGCTAAACACAAAACAGATTGTCAATTCACTTAAAAAATTCAGAAAAAAATATTATAGTTTTAAAGACGATTGGGAAAGCGGAGAATTATGAGCAAGAAAAATTTAGAAATACTTATTGACGAAGCGCTAGATAATATTCGCAGCGACAGAAAAGTGGCCCGAGAATTTTTAAATGAAATTGCTAACCAAATTGCAAAAGACGAAGAACAAAATAAATATTTGAGCCCCGTCGCCGCAAAACACATAGAAACGCTGCAACGATCAAACGAACAACTTGTAAAGCTGATAGGTTTAAGACAAAAGGCCGGCGCCCAAGATCTTGGCCTAACAGATGAAGACAAAAATAGTTTATTTGATATGATTCAAGGAGATTTGATCGATGGCAATTAAGAATTTTTTGGATTGGTCACAATTTACAACCCGCGGTGGAGGTTTAGAATTATTTGGAAATGCGATTAGAAAATCTTTAGAATTTAATCAATATGGAGATCAGACAACTTTCCGCGCAGTTGCTTTAACTGATGCGCATCCGCTACAATCCGGAATAGCCAACCTCCAAGAACAACGCATTACCGGGCAAGAGTCAGAAGCCAGCAGCGAACTATTGGCCACCATCGAAAAGAAATTAACAAATTTTATACTTAAAGCAAGAATCCTTGGAGACAATTCGCCCCATTCTTTTTTACCCGATCCTTGTGATCCGACAACAGCAGCCGATCCAGACCAATTAATATCGATTATTAAAATGCACACTAGCTTTGTATCAACGGCTGATTCACTCCTCAGTGATGAGCCTATGGTAAAAAAAGGAGATATTATTTGGGTAGAGTTAAAGAAAAACGTTTTTTCATATGATTTGCAATTTGGTAAATTTTTACAAAAGGCGCGGGATAAAGAAGTCCTCGCAGAGACCTCTGCCGTCTGCGGCACTTTATCTACTATGGATTGGGGATCCGGGGTTGTTGGAGAAGGCGCCACCGAAGATCCAGGCGGATTTAAGTGGTCAAATCGTCAAAGACAATATACTGTTACGTGGCAATCTACTGAGTTTCCTGAATACAACGGCAAGATTCTAAAGAATGGCGAAATTGAAGATTCTGGAATGCTGGTTACGGATCCCGAATCCGGCGCCCAGTTAGTTCAGCCCGCGATGAACGATTTTCTGTTACTTGCAGCAGCATATAAAGCAAAGTTTAATGGCAAGTCACTCACTGGTTATGGTTATCGTACATACACGGGCCAGGTCTCGGCCCGAATGATAAGAGTCGCCGGTGACCAAAATTGCGGTAACCCTAACGGCGAAGGTTCCGGCGATAAGGACGCAAATTGTAAGTTTGTAGGCGCCGCGGCCACACCAGGAAGGTCTAATCATGGTTGGGGAGCAGCAATTGATCTAAGAGGAAGCCAATTTCGATCCGCCGCCAAAGGGGGCACAGCGCCCGATAATGAAGAATTTAAATGGATAAACAAGTTTTCTAAAAACTATAACTTTGTTTTTGGAGTTAGCGATGAGCACTGGCACCTTGATTGGATGAAGTATAGTCAAAACGTTGTCGGCCTCCCGCGCCCAACTGCTCAAAACTCCTGGACAGCAGAAGGCCAAAATGATGATAGTATAACTCTTACTTAAAAATATTAAGCTATAACTAAACGAAAAAAGCAACAAAACACATGTCAGATAAAAAGAAATTATTTACAACAGAACATCTTAATGATTTTCTTCAACAAAACTATAGAACGCCATATCAAATTCTTGAGGAAGGAGGAGCACTAAATGAGGCTACTGCCGGCCTTTTGCAGACAGATGTTCCAGAGCCAACGCCTAGTTTTATTGCTGCAAAAAGCACTAAGATTCTTTCACATAAAAATTCACATATCGTTTTTGGGAGAGATCGTCCATCTACTTTGGGTTCTGGTTTTGGTGGGGTAGGTGCGCAAGGAACAAATACGATTGATATAGTTGTTGGGCGAATGTCAAGTGTTGAAATTGATGATGGAACTCATGTTGATAACAGTTTCACTGCAGATGCTGCTAGAATTTATATAAGCCAACTAACAAAAGTTGATGAAAATTTTGGATTAGCAGATAGCCCTAGTGTTCCCAAAAAACCAGCTTCAGCGATTGCTATGAAAGCAGATGGAATTCGAATTATAGGTAGAGAGGGTGTTAAAATTGTGACCGGTGGCCATCCTGGCGCCGGCGAGAAAACCTCTCTCGGCGGCCGCATCGGCGCTGCCCCCGGTATTGATTTAATTGCCGGTAACTTTACCGATCCGCGAAGGACCCTCCCAGATCCATGGCCCGATCTAACAGAGTATGGTTTCCCACCTGTCGACACCCTCCAGCCACTTTTACTAGGAAAGAATACAAAACAAGCCTTGCAAGAATTAAGTCAAATTATAGACGAAATTTGGAGCGCGGTATATTGGATGGCCATAATTCAGAATAATGTGCTTAGTACAATGTCGGCATGTCCCGTGGGCCCCGCCCCCGCGCGCGGGGGCGGAGGAGTCGGCCCAGTCGTTTCAGGCGTGTCGCTGGCCATGACTCAGCTTATGCCAACATGGGTTTTTAATCCACTGGGGCAAACACGCAATACTAAAATGGTTTGGGAAAGAAACTATTTAGAACCATATGGACACAAGTATATTTGTAGTAAAAGCGTAAGGTCAACGTAATAATGTTATTGGAGATTTAAAATGGCAGAATCTAAATTTTTAAAATATCAAGATAAAAATAGAGATGGATTAACTGATGTCTGCGAAGATAAAGTTATAGTTGCTCCTATAGATAATTGCAATGACTGCAAGCCAGTTCCTAATGCTACCGTACCAAGCTGGAAAAATTTAACAATTGAGGAGCCTTATTTTAACGAAAGAGAAGCACTATACCAAGTAACCAAAGTTACCCCTTATTCTACGACAGGTGCTGATGGGGATTCTTCTTCAGAAGAATCCGATGCTATCATTAAAGAGAGATTTGATGAGTTTGTTTATGAAGCAATGGAAGCATTATTGATCGCCAACGATAAGGATACTTCAAGCTCGACACAACAGGGAGTAAAACCTTATGTTGAATATAGTGATTATTATTTAGATGTTCTTCCATCATCTAGATTAAAATTATTATATTCTATACCTTGTGATATTTTTAATGCGATAATAGAAGCCGAAGAGGAAGAGGAAGAGAAAGAGCCGGGCCCCGAAGACGAAGTTGCTCACCAAGTAACTTATGATACCGCTGATTTTTTAGAAAAACTAAAAAAGGTTCGTCAAGGCATGGGCCTATATTCGACTTATCTTAAAGTATATCAAGCTGTTGATAGTGGTAATTTAATTTTTGATGCCGGCCCACAAGAAGGTGCTGTTTTTTTTCCTGGGATATATGGAGACCGTCTTGGATTAAAGCCCGGAAAAGTATTATATAAAGTTGGCAGCCATTTAACATCATTTCTTAATGATAGAAAGATTAAGATTCCTGGCGAGTTCTGGTGCGGGTTCCGTTGTAATAGCGCTGCGAAGCTAATATTTAAATTTAATAGCGAATATAAGTTAATAGAACTGCACGTATTCACAGAAAATTGTGGAAACGTTCCTCGGATATTTAAAGGAAAGCAGCTAAATGCTTTAAATAATAAAACTAATTCGGCGTATAGGGATCCAACCGCCATGAATTATTTGATAAACCTAGATGCGATGGAGAGAGATCTCACAGCACGCACTCCGAAACCCTGGCTAGATTTTCTAATTGAATATACCTATCCACAAGTTTATTCTTCTATTAATCATGCACATGACAACGATTTAAAGGAAGGCGCGCCCGCAAGTTGTGTAGCTAAAGCTCTGGGAGACGAAGCTAAACAGTTAGGGCAAGACCTTTTAGATGAGGCCTTTGGACTAGTTGATGCTATTCTTCTTAAGTTTAACGAAAAACTATGCAAGTGGGATGGAGAAGAAGTTAAAGCAAATTGGAAAGAAATTGGCTTAATATATGATCCGGATGATTCAGAGGGAAAAAAGAGTTTATGGGCATTTGCACAAGAGCAAGCCTTAGAAGATATAGATTTTGCACACACGCCATTCGATAGTCTCTGCGCAGGAATAATAGATAAGTTAAATGGCTCTTCTAGTGTTGATGATACAATTGAAAGAGTATTTACGGAAGATCTGGCACAAATTAAATTATGTGGCCTCTCAGAATTATTGATGGAGGCTCTCTCTTGCATGTTCCAGGGGCTATCCCTGGAGGAAGCACTGTCTAGGGTATTAAAAGCGGCTCTTAAGGGAATGTCAATTGATAATTTTGGTGCGTTATTTGTAGGATTACCACCAGAAAAACAAGCAGAATTAGATGCCTTAGTAAAGAAAAAAATTGAAAGCGGTGATATTTTTAAAGACACCGGCGCAAATCAAGAGCTTTCAGACACAATAGCAGTAGCAGCAACAAGTACTGCAGCCGGAACAGTAGAGCACCCATGGAAAGCCAACCCAGAAGATCCTACAAAGGGCGGTACTCCAGGAGTCACAGTTGAAAGCACTATATCTGGTAAATCTAATAGGCCCTTGGCTAAGACATTTGATGCGGGATCTGCAGAAAACAGAGCTAAACTTAATCCCAATGTTGTATTACAAGCATATGTTATAGCTATATTAGAAATTTATAATGATAACTATCTAGAATTATTAAATGAACTTAATAAATTTCCTGGCGCCAATATAATAGCACATGTTATTGCTTCAATTAGTTGTCCAAGGCCCCCCACCAATTCAGAACTAGGAATTAGTTGGATTAAAGACGTTGAACTTCCATCACTTTGTGATATAGGTAAGTTTGACATATCGATGCCGCCTTTTAAAAATCCATTTGATTGGCTACCGGGAACAAAAGATCTCTTCGGCCTTATTCAGCAGGCGGCAATAGAAGCAATTCAACAGATGGTTATAAATATGGTGAAGATAGTTCTGACGAGATTATGCAGCATCCTCGGTGATGCCGCATGCTCGGCCCTAGCACTCGCAGGAGATCTTGCAGCGTCCTTACCAGATGTACTAACGGGTCGCGACACATTTAAAAACATCATTAAAGAATCGCTTTGCGGCGACGGCGCCGATAGCGATACTGTTGATGATACAATGGTTGAGATGCTAGCCAATTTAGGCCTAGGCGCCGCAGCCTTTGCAGATGAAGAAAGGTTAATGGAGTTTGTAGGAGACGTATCATCAAACGCCACAGCGCAGCAGTGGGCTGATATTTTGAATGGATCGCCACCAGCAGCATTTTTATCAATTATCGATAACTTAATAGAATATGAATATACAGAATATAGAGACATCCTTCCAACAGAAGAACATCTTACAAACTTATTTAAACAATGCGGTAATTTAATGCCCGTAGCAGATAGAAGCGCACTCGCTGCAGCCGCGGCAGCCATCGCTGATGGCCAAGTAAACCCAAGCCTTTGCGCCTCACCAGAACAGGTCGCAGCGCTTGAAGCTGCAAGATGCGAACTTATGCAAGGTCGCGCCACAGAAGAACAATGTCGTCAGATGCAGCCCGATCCTGATATTGAAGAAATAGCCAGCTGGGCCCACAACCCACCATTTATATTTCCTCCATTAATATCCGATCCAGGTTGTGATAATGGAATTTTACCATATGAACCAAAACAATCTGCAGAGGCAGCTTCCAGCGGAATTAGCGATCAACTAGAGGCATTAAAAAATGATTTTTCTACAGACATGCTAGGGTCTGGGCCCTGGGAATCAGATTATGGGCTTCTTAATATGATTTTGTCAGATACTCACGGTAATCCATATACAGCCCATGTAAGAAGGGTTGCTAATGATTTCGGAAAACAACAATATGTTGATTTTTATGTCGACGATGCTGAAGTCGACCGGAAAGATAAAGGAATCTGGTATGCCGATCCCGAGGACCAATATGGAGCTTTCCCTATAGATGTTGCTAGTTGGTTACAAGATCAGATGACCGGTACACCGATTAGTGTTGTTTCAAATAATATATTAGATCCAGGCTCCAGAATACCGAAGTTTTATGACGGATCCGATTCTGATTTAGAAGGGACGATTTCATATGAAAGTTTAGAATATAATACAAGGATAGAAATAGATGCTGCAGCAAAAAAGGTAGTATTTTTTAAAAAACCACGGAAGGCCGCTCCAGATTTAGAGATAGAATTTCACGAAAATCATGAAGACAGAGGTTGGAGATACGAGCTTTATTTATCAGATTTAATCGAAACAGAGGATACATCACAAATAATCAATAGACCAGACGATAATGCTAGAGTAGTAATATATGAAATTGAAGGTGAAGACGAGGAAGACGAGGAGTACGAAGAAGAGGTGGTTTATGAATTTTTATCATCTGACGATACTTTAAGTAAGATTAGCACATTTGAATATCCAGCTTTTCGCGCGACATTCCAAGGCCACCAACCCTATTTGCCACAGGTTGTATTGCTGCATGAAATGCTTGAACAAAGCGCACCAGATGTGCTTTTAAGCAAAGATCAGGTTAAAGAATATTATGATTCACATATGTCAGAAATAATAAATGATATAAAACAGGAAATTGCCGAGAATGAAGACGCTTTTACTTTTGGTGCTGCATTTGATGATTTATTGATTGGCGATATAGAATATGTTGTCAACAAAGGACAAACTTCCGCTGATGGAGGGACGCGCTATAAAAAAGTAGAAGTCCCGGAATATGATAGCGATGGCGATCCTGATGGAACAAGAAAAATTAAAAACAGAGATCAAATATTAGGTATGAGTCAAATGCAATATAATTACGAACGAGATCCGGACTCAGCCGTTCCAAATAGGGTGTTTTATTTAGATCCAGCAACTTTTGGAGGTTCATATAAGAATCCGCCTCTGTATATTAAATCAGTTGAAAATAAAGGCTGGCTTGGATTCGTTAATGTGGTGTTTCCGGAACTAAGTCCCTGTAAGCCATCTAAAACAGATGTAATTGATTTTGAAGATATTCAAGAAAAAATCTATAACACATACTCAAAAACTCCCGAAGACGAGAGATTAAAATCAGATCCAGAATGCATTGTAGAAAATCCATATGAAAGAATATTAGAAAGGCCCTCTGTTGCAGGATTGGAAGGATTAATTACGGCAACTATAAGAATATTTGCATCAGTTCATTTTATAAAATCTCTTGCAACATTTACTAAATTCAGGCCAACTTTTCCAGATAACTTTAGTTCAATGTATGCCGATTTTATTATCGAAGATATGGAGAAGTCTTTTCTTGATGCACAAGGAAGTTTTGCTGAAGCTTTTAATACCTTTAAAGACGATGAATTTTGGTATGCATTTTTAGAGCAAGCTGTACAATTATATGATAGAAGATCTGATGTAGATCGCGATGGCGATATTGTAAATCCCCCAGCAACAGCGGTTAACGCATTGATAGAAATTAATGATTTAATTGAAAGATTAGATATTCCAACCGAAACAGAATGGAAAGAACAAGAAAGATTAAAGGCCTTCGCCTCGGGCCCGGGCGCTTCCCTAGTAACTGCCGGTCTCTCGGGCCTTATAGCTGAATCTTATCAAGAATTTAAAGATAAAAAAGTTTTTAACTTTATACGCGCCACAGAAGATAAAGCAAAAGTGGTTCTTAAGCAATTAGTATTAGAGCAACTTGAGTACATGGGTAAAAAATTTATAGACAATTTAGAAGCTATTGATATGCAGCCAGATATTTATGATTTAGCATATTATCTATTAGAAAACTTTACTGCAGGAGGCGAGGACCTAGACTTAAGAAAAGAAAACCTTAAAGAAGATTTTTCAAAATTAGAAGAAGGAGACGGGCAATATACGAGTGGTGGCGACTTTAGTCTCCCAGATGGTTCAGATTATATTGGATACTATCATAGCAATGAAGACGAAGAAGGTAATATAGTTTTTATGGCTGGAGAAACCCATGTAGTAGATAGCCATGAGACCCTTACCCCATTAGAAAGTAGGATTATAGTACCAATTGGAGATATTAGCGATTATGGGACAGAAACAGGCACCAGTACAGACCCATTTGTAATAGAAAAATATATAAGCATTGAGGGAGTAAAATATAATATAGCAGAAGCTCTTGCAATAATTAAAGCCAATGATAATTCTCTAAATGTTTCTGATATTTATGCCGGCTCGCTTAGGCACGTAACGGATGATGCTGGAAGAATTGTTGGAGTTGGTGGCAAGCTGGGAATTAGATATGGATTAGAATTTTCTGCCTATATCTCTTCTGTTGCAAGTAAAATAACAATTACTAATGTTGAAATAAACGCACTAGATACTACTATAGGACAAGTGAGCGCCCTAGAAGCAAACAGTAAATTATTGTTATGCCTTATTAATAATCTCAAAGAAGACGACAAGTTCAAACTAATGTACCAGTATATTTTTCCGTTTAATAAAATGACTTCCTTTATGGCAATTTATAATGATTTAAGCTTTTTAAGTTCTATTGGACAAACATCAACTGAAGAACCCGCCCGCGGGACGGAGAACGCTAGCGAAAAGGCCGGCCGGGCTGTTACAATCAAAAAGGTAGGTCGTGGAGACGACAAGTATTATGAAACTAGTATAGCAGACGGACAAAAAGGCTGGGATCCCCCTGACTCCCGCTCGCAGCGCATGTTTGTAAGAGAATACGATAATTGGGATAGAACCTTATTAAGAAACTCAAAAGCTAGAGTTAAAAAAATATTTAAAGGATATTATTTTTCAAGAGACTTTGATCCTATGTCGGCATTTAAAGGCAGAGGCGGAAGAGGGAAACCTTCATTTCCATGGTTAAAGAATCTCAAAATGAGCTTTAATAAGGCCCCTGGTGAAGAATTACTCACATGGTTCCAGAGACGCCGGCTTCGTGATAATCCATTTAATTCAAAAGGGGCCTTGTGCAAAAAGAAAGAATAGGTAGTATTTATGGAGGGAGCAACACATGTCATCATTAAGCGTTAGATTGCCATTACGTCGCGACAGCGATGATGGCTATAAAATGATAAAAAGCATCCAAGGCATGGTTAAACAAAACTTTAAAATGTTATTATTAACCATTCCAGGAGAAAGAGTGATGATTCCAGAATATGGCGTAGGGCTCCCTCGATATTTATTCGAACTTCCTAGTAGCAATCTTGAACAAAATATTTCATCTAAAATTAACGAACAAGTAGATAAATATATGCCTTATTTACGAATAGATAATATGCAATTTAATACTTTAGCCAATGAACCAAACAGTCTACATATAGAAATAACCTATTCTATTCCTAGTTTAAATTTTAGAGATTTATTGGCACTTACTATTTAAAATAGAGGTTTTATAAATGGCCGACGATCAAAAGAAAATCATACCAATAAATTATACAAATCGTGATTTTGCTACTATTCGAAAAGATTTGACAACAATTGCCGAAAGATTGTATCCCGATACCTTTCAAGATTTTTCAGAAGGCTCTTTTGGAGCCCTTATGTTAGATGCTGTCGCCTATGTTGGTGATCAGCTATCATTTTATCTTGATTACAATGTGAATGAATCGTTTTTAGATACTGCTTACCAATATACTAATGTTTTAAGGCATGGCCGTATCTTGGGGTATAAAGACACCGGTACTCCATCAACATATGGTCAAGTAGCGCTTTTTATTATGGTACCAGCAACAGCAACCGGGCTTGGTCCAGATACAGACTATATACCAATTTTAAAACGCGGCACAAGATTTTCTTCTACTACTCGCGGCGCCTTTGTTCTTTTAGAAAATATTGACTTTAATGATCCAAAAAATGTAACAATTGTTGCAAGAGTTGATGAAAGCACTGGCGCCCCAACACATTACGCCATTAAAGCATTTGGTAATGTTGTATCTGGTTTTTTTAGTCAAGAATCTATTCGAGCCGGCTCATTTCAAAAATACAAAAGATTGGCCAT